ACCGGGCCCTCCTCGCTCGGCACCTGAACGAGTGCCGCGACCGGCAGGGTGCCGCCTTCATGTTCGGTGATGTCCTCTGCCTCATGCAGGGGAAGAACGACCGCCGCGGATCGAAGGGCAGCATCCGACCGGAGCACCTCGGGTCCAACTACTTCGACCTGGTGTTCGGCGAGGCCGCCGACTTCCTCCGGCCCTGGGTCGGCACCCTGGCGATGATCTCCGACGGCAACCACGAGACAGCGGTCGCCGGCCGGAACGAGGTGGACCCCCTCGACAACGTCATCCGTCGCATGGGTCCGGGCGCTCCGCACCACATGCCCTACCAGGGCTTCGTGCGGTTCAGCTTCTACCAGGAGAACGAGCGTGGCCCCGGCAAGTCCCGCTCGGTCCTGCTGTTCTTCCACCACGGTGCCTGGGGCGGCGTCGTGACGAAGGGTGTCATGGGCGGGGGGAGATACGCGGTTCTGGCCCCGCAGGCGGGGGTCTGGGTCAACGGCCACAACCACGAGCGGACGATCGCGGCGCACCCCTGCTACCGCGTCACCACGTCGGGCCAGCAGCAGATCGAGACCCGCTGGCACCTGCAGACCGGCACCTACAAGGAGGAGTTCGCCAGCGGCGGCGGCTGGGCGGTGGAGAAGATCGTCCTGCCGAAGAGCCTGGGCGGGATCTGGCTGACCCTTCGCCCGCGCCATTCCTCCGGCGTCGACATCATCCCCAGCCCAGCCGCCTGATCAGGCCGGCGGCCACAGCTCGCGCGGTGTCGCGCCGGTCGCCATCATCCTGGCCAGCCGCTCGGCGCGCTGCCCCACCTGCCGGGCCCACAGCGAGTCGAGCATCATCGTCGCCGCCTGCTGGTACTGGCCGGTCCGGATCGCCTCAAGGGTGCGCTTGAACTGCAGCAGCCCGGGCAGGCCCAGGTTGAAGGCCATGTCGAGCAGCACCCGCTGGCGCACGTCATCGAGGGCCGAGGCCCAGGGCAGCGCGCGGAACAGCTCGATCTCCAGCAGCCGGATGTCGCCGTCGAGCAGCATCGCCGACTCCTCGCGGGTGATGCCGCGATCGTCGAGGTTGCGGCCGACACCGATCGTCAGCTTGCCGGCTGTGCACCTGTACGGCTTCAGCCGTTCGCCCTCATGCAGCCGGATCTGGCGGATGAGGGCGGAGCGGTCGAAGGGCATCGATCAGCGGCCGGGGTTGTAGGGGAAGGCCTGACGGGCGAGCTGCAGCGCCAGCTGGGTGACGCTGTTCGGACGCACCTTCGCCATGCCGATGATCTCGGACAGGATGAAGAGGGCGAAGCCGATGTACTCGGGCTTGATGTGGTCCATGGTTGCCTCAGGTGTAGTGGAGGTAGGTGGAGAGGATGTACTTGGGCCCCGACACCGGCGGCCGGCCGGCGTGAAGCCACGGCCACAGAGGGGGGAACACGACCAGGGTACCTGCGCTGGGGCGGATCGCCTGCCGCCAGAGCGGGAAGTCGGTCTCGCCGCCGTCGCGGACGTCGTTGAGGTAGAGCAGCGCTGCGAGGAAGCGGCGCGCGGAGGCATGGTCGCCGACGTCGACGTGCTCGGGGAACTGGTCATCGCCACCGGGCCGGTAGCGCTTCAGCCGCAGCTCCTCGAATGCGAGCTCCGCCGGCCACTGCTGGGTGCCGATCGAGAGGTCACGAGAGTAGGCCTCGAACTGGGGCATGATCGCGGCGAACGCGAGGTCGTGCCCCTCGGCCCACTGCTGGGTGAGGTTGAGCTCCGCGAACCGCGGGCCGCCGTCGCCCTGGTGGATGACGTGCTGGCTGGCGCGATCCTCGAAGCCATCGATCAGCTGCTGGCATGCGTCAGCCGAGAGGGTGCCGGGGTAGATCCGGATCAAGTCCGACAGCTCCATCAACCCTCCTGGAAGACGGAGACGAAGACGGTGCCGCTGGCGGTGAGGGGCAGGATGCGGTCGCGCAGGTCGGCGTTGTGGAGGCGGACGCAGCCGAGGGTGGGGACGAGGGGCTGGCGTGGCTCCCAGGCCCCGGGCCAGCCGCAGGCGCTGCCACCACCGTGGATCATGATCCCGGCCCGCCCGTGCCGCGCCTCCTGGCCCTCCAGCTCCTCGAGGTCGAAGGAGTACCAGCCATAGGCCATGGCGGTGCGGTTGTAGGACGGGACCGGGTCGATCTCGTAGTCGCGGTAGATCGCGCCGATGCGGTAGAGGCCCGGGGGCGTGTCGGTGCCGGTGCCGGCCCAGTCGAAGTCGGATCCCTGCCCGCGCGCCAGGCAGGGGATGGTCCACAGCAGCTGGCCGGTGTGGCTGAACGCCCGTGCCTTCTCGGTGACGTCGTTCACCAGCAGGTGGGTGTCGCCAGGCCTGAAGCCGAAGTCGTGCGGGCGCTTGCGGGGGCCGATCATGGGCGCTGCTCGTGCGTCGCGGGATGACCGAACTGTAGCCGGGGGGCAGCAGCGGTCACCACGATCGGGCCGAGGATGGAGAGGGCAGCGCAGATGCCGAGGATCCAGGCCTGGCTGCGCTCCAGGGCGTTGATCCGCTCGTCCCGCTTCTGCTCCGACTCATCCCTGCTGGTCTCCCGCTGCAGCAGCAGGTCAACCTTGGTCTCAAGGGCGATGACCGCCCGGAAGATCTCCAGGTGCGAGACCTGGTCGACGTTGTCAGCCATTCCCAGAGCCTGCACCTGCCGATGCTATCTGAGCCGGTAGTAGATGGGAGGTTGCCGGGTCGAGCGGCCATCCTGTGTACACCGTTCAGCGCCCTGCAGCAACTGCTCAGCGTGCAGATCCAGGGAGGAGGTGCAGCAGTCGCATCTTGCCCTCAGGGGTGCTGATCTGGACGGCATAGCCTCCAGCGCCGGTGTTGCCCATGTTGTAGTCGTAGCTGGCCCCGTTGATCAGGCTGATGGCGGACCCAGTCGGAGTGCCGAAGTCGATGCCAGCGTGGAAACTGCGGCCGTAGAGGCTGCGCGGGCCGTACTGGGACGTGACGCCGAAGCTGCTCGGCGGCTTGCCGTTGATGCGAAGGTAGCGATCGGCATCAGCCGCCGTGATCCGACGGCCATCCGCCCAGCGTGCATCGAGGTGGGGCCCGGTGCTGTCGCCGCTGCTGCCGGTGCGCGCGATGACGCCCTTCGTGCCGCCGGCAGTTGAGCGCGGCTGGTCGGGCTGACTGTTGCTGAAGCTGTCGCCCCCGCTCTGGCCCAACGTCCAGTCGTCGTTCTCGTCCCCCTGAGTTCCGCACTCGAGCACCATGCTGTAGCCCTTGGTGTCGAGGGTGTGCGTGATGGTTTTGATGTTCCACGTCCCGTCGATCTCCGGCCGGAAGTCCTCAAGGGTGATCAGCTCCTCAGCGCTGAGCTCCGGCCGCCCTGGCATCGTGATGCTCACTCGCACTTCACCCGATCGCAGGGACTGCAGGCGGCTCTCTGCGGCCGCTTCTGCCTCCTCCTCGGTCTTGTGCAGCTGCTTCTCCTCGAAGGTCGGCAGGGCTTCGCTTTCGTCGCCGGCCGTCTTCACCTGCTCCTTGTTAGTGGTGCGATCGAGCCATCGTGCCTTCACTGCACCGTACGCACCGCGGCCCTTGATCGTTGCGCGCCAGCTGGTGACCTCATCGCTGCGGATCGTTGCGCCAGGCAGGCTTTGAGCCAGATTGGACTGACTGATCGGGTTGGGCGCGCTGAAGATCCTGTCGAGGATTGACGACGAAGATCCTTGAGCAGCAGCCGTCAGGTAGCCCCGGTAGGCACCTGACTTGTAGACCGACCAGGCATTGAAGCCCTGCTGCTGCCAGATAGCTCGTGCCGCCCTGGCGTTGGTCGCAGGATCGAAGAGCTGCGCGTTGTTCGTCAGGCCCAGCTGGCTGCGACGTTCGGGGCCAAGGGCACCGATCATGTTGATCTGCCACAGGCCGTAGGAGAGATCAGGCGGTGTGCTGTTCAGCGCTCGCACGTTGCCACGGCTCTCGGCCATTGCGATCGCTCCCATGATCACCGCGTCGTTCCCGGTGAATCCTGCTTGTCGAGCCAACTCCGTTGCCTGCCCTGCCGTGATGCGTCCAGAAAGGTTGCTGACGGAGATTCCGCCGCCCTTCCCCCGTGGCACCACGACCAGCTTGCCGTCCGCCGGCTTGATCGTCGCGCTGTGCCGCTCCGCCAGGCGGGTGAGGAAGGCCTGGTCGCTCTCGCTCGTTTGGTCCTCGTGCTTGATCTCGACGCTGGCCAGGCTGCCCTTGATCACCGGCTCAAGGTTGTTGCGCTCGGCGATGGTGGTGACGACCTGTCCCAGGGTGGTCTGGTGCCACGACTGGGTCCGCTGTTCCTTGATCAGCTCCGGTGCGGTGGCGGCGGCGGTGGCGCGGATCACCATCGACCGGGGCCCGCAGCTCAGGTCGCACTCGTCGACGGCGTAGGCCCCCATGTAGACCGGCAGGTCGCCGTTGCTGCTGTAGCCCAGCCAGACGCGGATCCAGGTGCCGGTGCGCGGGAGCGGCATCCGCTTCTCCCGATCGTCGACCGTGATCTCCAGGCTGTCGCTCACCTGGCCGGCTTCATCGGTGACGCGCAGCGAGATGAGGCGATCACGGATCAGGTCCGTGATGTCGTTCCCGTTGGCGATGATGCGGAATGCTGGGGTCGTCATAAATCCCAGATCCGGACAGTCTCGGTGGTCTGAGGCTGCGGGAGATCCGGCAACAGGATGTGCAGCCCCTCGGGCAGGATCGGCGCGAGGTCGGCGAGGTTCTGGTTCACCACCAGGACCGCCTCGACCGTGCCCTGGGTGCGGCCGTAGTAGCGCCAGCAGATGAGGTCGACCTCATCGAACTGCTTGGTGACGTAGATCTGGCTCATGATCGGACGAGGCTCCGGATCGCGTCGGTCACGTAGGGGTCCACATCCAGCATGGTCGTGATCGTGGCCGCTGCGTTGATCATGTCCTGCAGCGCCTCGCCGCCGCCGATGCCGCCGCCGAGGGTGTTGAGCATGGCGGTGGTGGCGGGGCGGAGAGCATCGAGGGCGATGGCAGTGGCCTCAGGGCCGCGGCCGGCGGCCATCTGCTGGACCATCTGAGCAGCGTTGATGCCGACCTGGGCCCAGACGTTGGACTGGTCGATGTTGAGGCCGGCGAGGCCAAAGGCGCTCAGCGCTGCCTGAACGTAGTTCTGGTTGGCGACCGACTGGGCGATGCCGGCGAGCTGCCCAAAGCTGAAGCCAGCGCCGCGGGCTGCCTCCGCAACAGGGGTGCCCTCGATACTGCTGGCCCAGGAGGTGGCGTCGAAGGCGGAGTCGGCGATGGAGAAGGTCTCCAGATCGACCGGCAGGGTCGACACGATCTTCTGTAGGACCGGCGCGACGCTGAGGGGGCTGGCCGCCGCGCCCGGGTTGTCCTCCCCATAGCGGACCAGCTCGATGGTGAAGTCGATGCGCCGGGCCGCGCCCCCCTGGACGAAGGTGGACTGGCCCTCGCGGATGCGCTTGATCCCCCACCGCCCATAGACCCGCCCGACGCCATCGGACAGCATCTGGGGCTTGCCCTGGGCGGCGAGGGATCGAAGGGTCTCGATCGTCTGGTTGGAGCCGGTGAAGCCCGGGTACAGCTGGCCGTCGAGGATGATCGTCTGATCACCAGGGCCGAGGAACTGCTGGGCGGTCTCGCGCAGGATCCGATCCTGCCCTTCCCAGCGGTACTCCGCCAGCCGGTCAAGCGTCTGCGGAGCACCGTTCTGCAGGTTGAACTGGAAGGTGCCGAGCTGGAAGAGGGGGCGGCTCATCAGTCGTTCAGCAGGACGCGATGGGAGGCGGCCAGGTTGTGCTGGATCTCCTCGAAGGCATCGATCACATGCTGGCGGATCGCCTGAGGATCGCCACCGGTCGCGTTGATGGTGATGTTCGCATTGACCGTGACAGGTGCCGGCGGCGGCGCGGCGGCCGCAGCGGCGGGGGATGCGAGGAGGGCTGCGAGGGCAGCGGCGGTGACTGGCTGGGCGATGCGAGGGATGATGCTGCCGTTCATGCCGGGGACGAACAGCTCGGGCCGCCGCTCACCCACCAGGTAGGGAATGCCTGCGCGGACGCGCCCCCCACGCGCGCGACCCTCGGGGGCGTCAGGAGCCGGTGCCGGATTGACGGTCACGCCACCTTTCGGGGCGTCGGGACCGAAGTGCAGGAAGCCGCGAATCCGCGAGCCGATGCCCTTGGCCCAGTCGAGCAGTCCACTGGCCCGAGCCTTCAGGCCGTTGATGATCGAAGTGATAATCTGCTGGCCGATCGTGGCGACTGAGAAGATCCGGACGATGGCGGCAGGAATAGGCGCGAAGATAAGGCTGACGATCTTCTGCCCGATCCGTCCGGCTGAGAAGATGTTGAGGATGGCATCAGGAATCGGGGCGAAAACCGAAAGGATGCGAGGGCCGACGGATTTGACAATGGCGACAATCTGATTCCACAGGCGGGAGAAGAAGCCCCTGATCGGCTTCCAGTTCTTGACAATCACGAAGGTCAGAGCTGCGACGCCAGCAATGGCGGCAGCCACCAGGCCGATCGGTGGGACGACCAGGGCGAAAACCGTGCCGAGGCCAGCCAGCAATGGCCCAGCTGATAGCACTGCGCCGATGGCAGTGCCGATCGCACCGAAGGCGCTGACGATACCGGTCAGGAT